AAGCGTTTCAGCGCTGAGGCTCGCAAAGGACGAAATTTAAATGGCAACCGCAAACACCTTTCAATTCGTTGACTGGGTGGCCGCTGAATCTCTGCGTATGCTGCTGAACCGGCTGGTATACGCACAGTTCGCCACTCACGAGTACGAAAAAGAATACGAGCGCACCTACGCGGTCGGCGAGACCGTCCGCGTCAAACTGCCGCAGCGCTGGCTGGTCACAAACGGCTTGGCGTTCCAACCCCAACCCATCAACCGGATCTACACCACCATCTCGGTCAACCAGATTTTCGGCATTCACTTCCAGGTCGATTCACTGGAGCGGGCGCTGAAGATGGAGCGCGGCCGCGAGTGGTTCAAGAAAGAGTACATCGACAAGCAAATGGCTAAACTGGCGAACGAAATTGATCGCCGGTTCGCGCTGTTTGCCATGCAGAACACCTCTAACATTGTCGGCCAGTTGGGCGTCGATCCGACTTCCATGACCACCTTCCTGCAGGCCCGGCAACGCTTGATCGAGCAGGGCTGTCCGCAGGATGGAGAGTGGGGCATGATCTATCCACCCTCGGTCGGCACCAGTTTGATTCCGTCTTTGGCCTCGTTCTTCAATCCGACCTCCGAAATCAGCCGGCAGTACAAGCGCGGCTCGATGGGCAAAATGGTCGGCTTTGACTGGTACGAGTCGGTCAACAACTGGCGCCAGACGGCAGGCACGCAGGCCGGAACCAACACGGTGGCAGGCGCGAACCAGCAAGGCTCGCAATTGACCATCAACGCCACGGCCAACGACACCTACAACCAGGGCGATATTTTCGAAATCGCCAACGTCAACGCCGTGAACCCGGAGAACCTGGCAGTGATTTCAACCGCTCAGGGGAAAGAGTTCGTGGTCACCCAATCCATTACCTGTGTCGGCGGCGGAGCGGATGTGCTGAACATCTCGCCCGCTATTTTCGGCCCTGGATCGCAGTATCAGAACGTCGATGCGCTTCCCGCGAACGCGGCGGCTCTGACCTCGTATCCGGGAACCACTTCACCCAACGCAAAGTCTTCGGCGCAGGGCCTGGCTCTGACCAAAGACGCTTACGCCATGGTGGGCGTGGAGCTCGACATTCCGAAAGCCTGCGAATGGAGCGGGCGCGCAACCGATCCCGATACCGGAATCTCGGTGGCGCTGCTCGATATGTTCGATCCGATCGAACGCAAACGGGTATGCCGCGCTGACGTGCTGATGGGCTTCGGGGCGCTTTACCCGGACAATTGCGCCGTGAGGATCGCCTGTAGTTGAAAGGAGAATTCCCGACGCGGCTAGCTTTCCAGCTTTATAGCCACTAGGGAGACAAAAACCATGAAAAACCTCAAGAGCATTTTCGCAGTTTCGGTGCTTGTCGCTCTCCTCGCTGTCGCAGGCTTTGCCCAGCAGCAGGGCGCACAATCGTTAACCACTACCACGCTGTCACAGGCCGTCCCCAATATCACGGGCGGCTCGGCGGTCGCCACGGGGATTTGCCTTACCTCAATCTCGAACGTGACCGCAACCGTCTCCGTCCAGACAACCCTCTGGGTGGATACGGAAGCGATGGATGTGGTCACCAACTCCGTGCCGCCCAGTGGAACCTGTTTACAGGTCACGCGCGGCACCCACGGCACCAAGGCCGAGGGCCATGCCTCCGGCAGAACCGTCTATGTCAGCCGCCCAAACATATTCCAGGGCTACGACGTGGCCGGCACCTGCTGGTCAAACGCCGCCGGCACAGCCACAATTCCAGCGATTCTGCCATGGATCAATCTGTCGGATGGAAATCGCTACGATTGCAAGGCTGACGGGATTTGGTTCCGTTCGGGAATCGGATCGCAGGGCAGCGCCGCGGTGACCTCCGTGCCGGGCTTTTGTACGGGCACGGTCGGCTCGGCGCAGACTGAGTACCTGAATGGGGCAGCCTGTTCGGGCGCGACCACGGCCACGTTTAGTTACACGGTCGCCACCTCGGGGGAACTCGCGAACCTGCGGGTCACTTCGAGCGCGGCGGTCGTGGGTGGGACAGGAAAGGACGTGCTGACCGTCTACAAAAACGGCACGGCCACGTCTTTAACCTGCACCATCGCGGCATCGGGCACAACCTGCTCGGACACTGCCGACGGAGTTGCCACGGTGGCTGGAGATTACATTCAATTCCAGTTCGTGAGCGCAACTTCGGACACCGCAGCCAACGTATCGGCTACGGTCGGCCTGTACGGGCAGTAAGCTTCACTTGTGGCAAAGGGGCAGGGTCATGCTTGGGAGAGGATGGCCCTGCTCCGCAGTTTTATGCAATTTTGCACATCGGATCACCCAGGAGACTTTTTATGGCCGCACAAGGTATGAGTTATCAGGAGCTCGAAACCCGCAAGAAACTTCTACTGGAGGAGTTGGCGAAGACGCAAAACCAAATCATCGACAACCACGCCTCAGCCGAAGCCATCGACATTCACCACCCGGAGCGGAGCATGGGATGGAAGCGAATTCCCTTTCTGGAATTTCCGCGCGTGATGTACCACCCGGTAAAGCTCGATCCGGTGCGGGAAGATTTGCGCATGGGCACGCGGCGGCGCAACGATGCCAACCCAAATTTGGCTCCTCTCGACGTTCCGCACCCCCGCCCACTGACGCGAACCGTCAACAATAAACAGGAAGAGGAGCAAGCTGTGAAGGAAGGCTTTCTCCGGGAACCGCCGCAGCTCGCGGTGAAAGAAGCGGATGCCAGCGGAATCGACGAGGCCCTGCTCTCCGTCAACGTGGGCGCAAGCCAAAGCCGCGGCAAAAAATCCTAACGAAGCCGCAAGCGAAAATTCTCACCAGGAGATTTCTATGTCACCCCAAACTCTGCCCGAAGGCGTCACCATCGCGCCCGCCGAACTCTCAAAAATCACCGACGCACTCGACGCGCTCGCCAAAGGCACCCATATCCCACGACAGCTCGCCATCGTCGTCACCCTCCCCATCTACCAGGAATATCCGAAGCACTTACGATTTGGATCTGGGAAAGAGATAGAGACGGTTGTAGTCAACAGCGTGGCCGAGGAATTGGCCGAAGTTGATCGGCGTTTGGGCGGCGCCGATATGCCAGCCGCGCCAGCGCCAGAAGCCCCCACGCTACTCGGCGATCCACTCGGACCAGTGCTTGTTCCAGCACCCGCAGACCCTCCCACCGAAGCCCCGCCAGCGATCGACGCACCGCAGAGCTAGCCCGTGCCGATCGGTCCGCCCACCACCGAAACACCGCTCATCTACTCGGCGCTCGACGTCATCACCGACGCGCTGATAGAAGTGGATATTTCTGCGCCCGGCGAACCACTGGACCCGGATACGGCGCAGTGGGCCTTCCGCAAATTTAACTATTTAACCGATAGTTGGGCGGCGCGCAAAAACTTCACCTACGCCTCATCGTTCAACATTTACAATTTGGTGCCGAATCTCTCTCCCCATACCATCGGCCCGGGGCCAGGCGCGACCTTCGCGGTGCCGCAGCGCCCGGTAAAGATCACCAAAGCCACCATCATCCTCAACAACGTCTCGCCGGTCGTCTCCATTCCGCTGAACATCCGCGACCAAGAGTGGTGGATGGATCAGACGATTCAGAATCTCACCAGCCAGCAGCCCACCGATTTGTTCTACAATCCGGCATTTCCTAACGGAGAGCTGTACTTCTGGCCGATTCCCAACGTTGGCTACCAGACGCAACTCATGTGCTGGGCGCTGCTGTCGCAATTTTCCTCCATTACTGATCCAATCGGGGGACCGGGCGGGCCGGGAACCTTACCACCTGGGTATCGGAATGCGGCGATGCTCTCCTTGGCTGAAATGCTCGGGGGGCAGCCGCCAGCCACATTGGCGCGAGATGCGGCAATCGCCAGAGCGGCCATTTTCGGAAACAACAACAAAGTTCCACGAATGCAGACCAGAGACTCCGGCATACCGGGAGCGGAAGATGATATGCGATCGACGACATTCAACTATTTGAATCGGTCATTCTGATGGCTGACGAGCTCACCTTAACGATCCGCGTCCACGATCCTCTCGAGAGGCACGATCCCTCCTTATCGGCCTGTTGGGCAACGGTGAAGATCGACCGGGCGGCGATCAGGTTACCAATGGATGTCTTTATTCAGCAGTTCGTAGCTCCGGCGCTGAAGCAGCTCAAAAATCTGAACCTCCAGTAAACCCATGTCACGCTTTGGTTTCTGTTCAGGTTGTTATTTGCTGCAATCGCCTAATGTCGATGCGGAGCAAACAATAAATCTCTATCCAGAGACTCCTGAGACAGCAGGCGCAAAAGCGGCCATCACTTTAATGCACACTCCGGGGACAGCCGTTGCCTACTCCCTTCCAGAGGCCTCGGTGCCGGGAGAGTTTACGGTCAATGGGCGGGGATTTGCGGCAGCCTCAAACTTTTACGAACTCTTGCCGACGAGTACGCCGAACTTCACCAAATGGGGCACGCTGAACGGCCCAGCCCTGACGCCGACTCAGATTTTTTCCTGCCAGACGCACTTGCTGATTCTCTCGAACGGGGATCTTTACATTTTCGTGCTGGTCGCGTTTACGGACTCCTTGAGTGTCTTCCATCCGGCGAACGAATTCTTTGCCGTCAATATGGCGCAGTTCAACGGCCCGGTGCAGCAGATCGACTTTTGCGACGGCTACTTTTTCGCAACCATTCAAAACTCGAATACGTTTCAAGTTTCGAATCTCGAAGACGGCACAACCTGGTCCGGCTTATTCATCTCAACCATTTCCTACTTCCCCGACAATATCGTTTCCATGAAAGTGGATCATCGGGAAGTGTGGTTTTTCTCGGGCAAGAAATCAATCGCTTACTACAATGCTGGGGCAGGCTTTCCACCGTTCATTCCGATTCAAGGAGCGTTTTTGGAAGATGGCGCGGCGGCGACCTTCGGAACGGTGCAAGCGAACGATACGGTGTGCTGGATCGGGCAGAACGAGCGGGGCAGTGGAGTCGCAAAGATGATGGGTTCTTACGTGGGAATCCGCATCTCAACCTTGGCAGTGGAATTCGCATGGCAAAGCTATACGACCATCGCGGACGCCGTCGCCTACGCCTATCAGGATCAGGGGCACAACTTTTGGGTCATTCGCTTTCCCTCAGCCAATAAAACATGGGTGTACGACTTCTCAACCTCGCTCTGGCACGAGCGCGGCTTCTGGCAGCAAAACACCGGAACCTATTCGGCACACCGCTCTACCTCGCACATGCTATTCAACGGGACGCACTTAGTCGGGGACTGGAACTCGGGCAACATCTACCAAATGTCGATCGACCTGTACACGGACTTTGGAAACCCCTTACGCTGGTATCGAAGAAGCCCGAACATCTCAGCCGAGAACGAGTGGATCTATTTCGAGGCCATCCAGCTCGATATCCAGAAAGGATTAGGGCCGCAACCTCCGCTGGTGGACGGGAACGGTCAGCCGCGCGGGCCGCAAGTCATCCTCTCCTGGTTCGATAATGTCGCCCTCAAGAGCAACGAATACTATCTCGACTGCGGCCAGGCTGGGGATGTGAACTGGCGGGTACGGAAAACGAAACTTGGACGCTCACGCAATCGAAGCTTCGCACTGGCGGGCAGCGATCCGATTCCGTGGAGAATTGCGGACGCCTTCTTAAATGCAACCTGCAACGGCGAGCCGATCTACAAGAAGGGTGAAAGGTTGAGTGAGCAAGTTCGGAAAGTGACGTAGTGCCCACTACTCAATCCATCCGCCGCCTTCCCCCGGTCCGGCACGCCGAACTCCGGCCGGAAATGCAATTCTGGGAACTGGAGACGCAGGGGGTCACACCATTACGACTAATCGACACCTCGGCGGGCAGTTACGGCGAGAATCCCCCGAACGCAGGCTTAAACGACTCCACCGGACAGACCAATCAGAATCAGGAAATCACCTACAAGAAAATCTCTTCGGACGGAAACACGTTCACCCTGACCGGAGTCGGCGGGAATCTCCCCGAGGGCCCGCTCACGCTGACAACGCAGTGGCAATCGTTCAAGATCAAATCCAACGGAACGGACTGGTATCGGACAGCATGACCTTTGAACAGGTTTTACAGGAAGAACTGGGCTTGGTTGAACTGGATGCGCGAATTGACGAGGCCCCGGTAGACTCGCTCGATTATCTGTGCTTCCTCAAACGCATCGAGGCAGAATTTAAACTGCACTTGCCGGACGATCTGAGCGGCCTCGAAACCTTCCGCGCACTGGAGGAGTTTGTCGAAGAGCACGGCGCACATGCTTAGCTTCCAGCGCGGCACCTGGGCCGAAATGAAAGCCGAAGCCGAGCCAATCTTCAAAGTTCACTACGACGAACTCGCGCTGCACAAAGCCGTAATGCCGATGGGCTTCGATCATGACTTCTACTTCAATTTGGAGAGCAACAACTTTCTGCTCGTGGTGACGGCGCGGCGAGACGGGCGATTAGTCGGATATTACGTGGGCATCGTCATCTCACATCATCCGCACAACAAAGAGGGCGGGAAAGTGTCAACTACCGACATGTTCTATTTGCTTCCTGAGGAGCGGAAGGGCGGCGCCGGAGTGAAACTTTTGCGGTTCGCTGAGAATGAATTGCGGCGGGAGGGCGTAAAAAAGGCTACGATTTCAACCAAACTGCATTTCGAGAATGGGGCACTGCTGGACGCTCTGGGGTGGGAAAAAACGGATGTGGTGAGGCAGAAAGTGCTTTAAAGCGGGTTGGGACACGCACCTTGATCATTTGTCCGACCGCAAATTCCTTCTTGAAGTCAGGGTCGTAGTGGCCCAGCGCGAATAAGCCAGCTAGGCAACCGCTATAGAGTTCGACGCTGAAGTGGTACGAGCCCAGAAACCTGTTCTGCGGAACTAGGATTTTCGCGGGAAAGCTCCACACTCGATTGAACGGAATGGCCTGATGCAAAGCG